TTCAGGTAAGGATGGTGTAATAGTTGCGGTAGTTCCTGCAACAATTGGAGTTGAAATTATTGGGGCAGGGGTTGGAATGTTGTTACTAATTGCAGTAATTAACTCTTGAGCATTTGTATTTAATTGTGTTTGTAAGTTTGTCTTACTAGATACCGCTGAGTTTACGGCATTAGTTAAAGATGTTGTATTAATAGCATTTATTGCTGATGTGTTTGTAGTATTTTGAGCAACTACTGGAGTAAGACTTGAGTTTAACTGTGCAATTGTAGCGTTTGCAGAATCTACTGCTGCTTGAATTGTTGAAGTATTTGGGTCTACATATGGAGTAAATGCTGCACCTTGACTTATTTGTCCGTTGAATCCTGACCCAGAATTTATATCCTCAATATTAGTTACATTTCCATTTGTAGTTTCTCTATAATTAAATCTTGCTCCATTAGGTATTGGTCCATTAGCACTAACAGTTGCCATCCAAGCACCATCATTGGGATTCACATCAGCATTAAATCTTACTTGAACCATTTGTGTTGAAGCATCCTGTTGTGGATAAGGGCGAAGGTCCCATGCAATATCTAAACTTGTTCCAGTAGTTGCATATGTAATTCCAGTTCCTGTGCTCCAGGTTGTCCAATCCCAGCCAGCAATAGATACGGATGGTGCACTTGGAGTAGAATAATAATTAGGACCTTCGTTGACACCAAATGTTATAGTTGCATTAGACCCAACATAAACGTTGTTATAAACAGTTCCACCCATTTGCATTCCAAACGGAAGATTCATTTGAACACCAGCATCATCTACACCAGCAAGGACATTTGTACTTGTTCCAATAGTGGCTTGCAAATTATTTACTGCTGTTTGTGCATTATCAATTGCAATGTTGGCTTGAGTTAGTTCGGTTTGTGCGGTGGCTTGTGCTGTTGTTGCTGTTGTTTTTGCTGCAACGGCTTCAGATATTTGTACCTGTGCAGTTGATGTGTCAATATTATTTATGGAGGTTTGTGCTGTTGTAATTGTATTTTTTGCATCTATAACTATTTGAGAACTTTGATCTATTGGTGTAACAGATAAATCTACAGAACTAATTGTGGCTGTTGCTGTGTCTACTAAGGCTACGTCTAATTGTGCTACTGCTACTGTGGCTGTCACTGTATCTACCGCTGCCTGAGCCTCTACCCTTTCAGCAACTGCTACTGATATAGTGGCTGTGGCAGTGTCCGTGGCTGTAATAGCCTGTTGAACCTCTGTAGTGGCTGTTGCAAGGGCTGTATTAACTGCTTGTTGAGCAGGGCTTACAACAACTTGTTCTTGATTTTCTGTAGCATGAGCACGATCAGGAGCCATTATCCCAAAAATTGTTAAACACAACCCTACCCCAAAGGCTAATACTAGTCTTCGTTTAAGGTTAGTCAATTATAAGGCTCTCCAATGTGTAATTATATTAGTAATGGCATGTAAACTTTGTAAGTTTTTACACCATTTGCGTCAGTTGTAATAGATGTTGCAGTAATGGTATCGCTTGATCCACCAAAGGAATAACTTGTAGTAATTCCTGTAGAAGCAAGTAGGCTAGCATATGTCTTTCCAGACAATACTGCACCTGTTGCATCAACTGGTGAAAGAGTAATTGTGGCTTGCTCTCCTGCTACATAGTTTGCTTTATCAAAAGCCAACTTAATAGAAGCAACGGCAGCCTCTACACGCACAGTAACTGTGTCTGCAGAAATTGTTCCACTCTTTACTACTAAACCTGCTGAACCAGTCTTAACACCAGCCAAAGAGAACAACGCTTCACCATTAGAAATGGAAGCAGTTGTTGCTGAGTTGCTGATTACTGTAAGATCATTTGAAGTAACTGTTAGTGTTCCTGCTCCTACAACTACGCCAGCAGCATCATATGCTACGGCAGAAATTGCGTCTGCGTTAGAACCTACAGCAATTGCTGGCTTCTTTACAGTTGTAACAACTTTGGCAATGTCACCATAAAATGTTACTTTCTCTGTTGCTAACAATGCTCCAGATTGTGAAGTAAGAGTAATTGTTCCTACGCCAGATGTTCCATCAGAGAATACTCCAATGTAGTTTCCTGCAGGTACAACTAATGATCTACCAAGACCGTTAATTGTTGTATGGTTTGTACCATACCCCAACATACCCGCTCCTGAAATTGTTGCTGTAACAGATTCTGAAGCAGAAGCATTAACAGCATTCTTTTGAGTTAAAACAATAACTGCTGCTGCATCAGATGAGACTGTCTTTGAAGCATATACAGTAGCATCTGTTGTTGCTGAAATTGTTTCTCCAGTATTAATAAAAGATGTTGTATAAGCAGTTGATGCCTTAAGGTCTGGAGCGGTAACAGTAACTGTCCATGTAATGGCAGCAGATGTAACTGAACCAGATGCACTAGTCAATGTAGGTATAAATCTAACTACATATGATCCAGCGACGGTAGGCACATAAAATGATGATGTCAACTTTGCAGTAACATAACCAGAAGTATTAGTTGCTGGTGACACTGCTGCTGTTTTTGTGTCTGCTGATAATGCCACTGTTGCGCTAGATGTTTCTGTAACGGCAAACTGTGGAACGCTAGCAGTAGATGGGGCAGATAGTACTGCAGATATTACCGAAACGGTATCTCCAACACTTGTTCCCAAAAATGATACTGATACTACTGCTGTTGCAGTCTCACCAGGATTAATTGTATCTGCTACGGCATCAATGGTGACAACGTCAGCATATACTGTAGCCTGTGTCGGAAGTGCCGACATCACGCCAAGTGTCAAGGCTGCAGCCAAGACTGTGGCAAGTTTCTTAAATGAATTCATTCTTCTCCTTATTAGTTTATATTAAGTTTAAGTTATCTAGAAAATCCTTAACATCGTTAGGCATTTCCCGATTATCTAATTCTACCATACGTTGCTGTTTTTCTGCAAGTCGAGTTGCAGAACTCCAGGTATGGACCTCAATTTCTGTATTATTATTCTTTGGGGTATGAGATATTGCCCCAAATACCGCTCCACAGACAGCATCCGCTAAGTCTTTGGATTTTTTACGAGGGTGATCTACTCTGTTTCCCTTCATAATTTTTAGTTCTGACATTTCTTCCAACAATAATGGAATCATAGGAATTGCTACTCGCTCTTCATAAATCATCATTGCTAAATCTTCGTAATGTTTTTTGGCAACTGAAACAGTTTCTGTTCTAATACCAACAGCCTGTAGTTCATTTTGAATATCAAATGATTGCCAGCGGTCAAAAGAAACCATGCCAATATTAAATCCTTCCCTACGTAAATTAATTATCCATTGTTTTACTTCAGATAAGTTAACTGGACCTTCTGATCTTGGTTCCCACCACACAACAGCATCAACAACAACTATAGGGGCTACCTGCTCATAATCTTTAATAACTTGAATGTTAACCCATTTGTCAACATGTGCAATAGCAACAGCACATTTGTCATGTTTTTGTGCAAGGTCAGCATGAATATAGTATGTTTTTTCTGGATCTGGTTTAAATGTCTCTTCAAACCTTTTAAACAAATCTATTGGATTTCTTGTATTCATACATTTTTCTAACTTTTCTTTTTGTTTAAAGAAGGCATCTGAGGCATACGTTGGGACACATGCAAAACGCATCATAGCATCACCAAGGTCTGTATAAAATGCTAGTTTAAAATCATCTATCTTTCTTGTTGGATTTACTTCCCATGTAGGTCTTTTAAATGCTAATACCCTTGGAACTTTGTAGGAAATAATTTGATCTTCTTCCCATGTAATTTCAAATTGATTGTTTGGGTCATTATGTGGTAAGTCTTCATTCATAATAAAAGTATGTTTCTTTTCTATTGATTCTTTTTCCATAATTACATCTTCATACCGTTTTGAAATAAAGTCACCTTGATAACGAGGGAATGAAAGAAGAACAACCTTACCAAGATCTGGAAAACGAGAGTCTACCGATCCACGAAATGCTTTATAAATATTTTCTGCAGTCTTACCTTGTTCATTACCAGTTCCAACCTCAGAAACAAATCCAGAAATTTCATCAAGTACTGCAAGCAACAAGTTTAAACCCTCATGAGATTCTCTTTCTGAATGTCCTGAGTAAACTGTAATTGATTTATCAAACTCAACACTATCAGCCTTAGCATTATACTTACCTGCAAACCAAGGAGATTTTTCAATCTTTGTTTTAAAACCTTTAAAGAAAACGTTCTTAGCCTGTTGTGCGTTAATGGCAACGTTAATTAAATCTATCGCATCCCCGCTTGGTTTTCCGAAGTATCTTGCGGGGTCTTTGAGACAAAGTAACTTATAAACAATGTAAGCACAAGCAACAGTGGAAGTAAAATCTTTACCGCTACCCTTCCCCAACTGTAATATGATTTCGTTTTTTGTATATTTGTCATAGTATCTAGCCCCTTCTACAGACCCATAAAGTTCTTGTAAATCTTCTTTCTTGTATATCTGACTCATTGCTTCAACTATGTCATACTGGATTGCTGACAAGGTTGGTTGACCAAGATAGTCAGATGACTCAACAAATGTTTTAACATCTACTGGTTTTTCATCAAACTGATTTTCTTTTAGTACATCTAAAAAATCATTAAACATCTTGGACAATCGTAATCACTTCGCCTTCTTTTGCAATTTGTGAAAGTCTGTGCATAATTAAATCACGAACTTCTGGATGCGTAGAAGCAATCTCTCTAAGTATTTCAACAAGGACTTCTTGTCGTCTTTCAATTTGAACCATCTCTTCGGCAAGTTCTTTATTTTCTAACAAACCAGCCTTTTGAAGCATTTCAATTCTAGATTTTTCAATATCCATAACAAGTTTGATAGCCTGAGTCTTTGCACTAAGGTTATTTGTCATACTTGATTCATCAATAACCTCATAAGCCTTTGTAATAAGTTTACTATAGTGTGTGTCTGCTCCAGCAAGGGCTTCTTTAGCCCGTGCACGAATTGCATCATTAGCAGATGCCATAACTTTCCACTCATTAATTAATGCAACAACACGAGTTCTAGGCATGTCTAGTTCTTTAGATATTTTTGTTGGGTCTTGACCCTTTAAATATTCTGTAACTACTTTGTTTACTTCATCTAAATGTTGAACCAATTCTATTTCAGTTGACATGATATTTTCCTTCTAAACGATTAATCTCATCTTTAATATAAAAAATTGCTTTTTCTAAATCTTGGATTGTTTTTTGTTCATCTTTAAGTCCTGCTCTCCACAAATATTTAAAAGCATTTCCAATATTAAAATTGCGATGACGTGTAATTTGTATACACTCAACTCCACTAGGATCAGTCGTGTAGTGTAAGGGATGATTAACTTGATCAACCGTAATGTTTAAATTATTACTCATCGTTTTGATTTCCTTAATCCAAATTTTGCAAGGTATACATAGATTGTTTCTATGCTTGCCCCACACTCCTTGGCAATGTCTTGTGGAGATTTTTTATCTATAAGATATCTCTTACGAAGCCAAACCTCACTTGTATACAGTTTACCACTCATAGTATTATTTGTCAACCTCTTTTGTATTAATATCATAATAAAATTTATCGGAGTCTTCCAGCATCCATTTATTTTGATTTTCAACATCCCACTTGTAATCATTAATTATTCTTTCAATAACATAATCTTTTTTCAAGGTAAATGAAGGTTCATAAATACGAACCCTATTATTGGGCTGAACAGCAAAATTACCATCATCTCGTTGTATGACGTGTCCACACTTGTGCTCGGAAGGACTTTCTGAATAACCATCATCCATAACGTTTGTATCTGGATTGTGCCAGTCAAGAGTAAATAAATAGGTTCCATCATGTCTTGTCTTTGTTCTATCAATATATGACATTCTAAGGTTTGTAAGGTTTTCAAATTTAGTCACAGATATGTGATGACTAAAAGCGTTCCATAAAACTAAATTATGTAAGTCTATTTCAGGAACTCCAGGTTTTGTACAAAATGCACTAATTGGTAATCTCCACCATAACCCACCATCCTCCATCATTATGTGAAATAAAGGACTTCTGCTTTTT